ATCCTAATATTTTCATAAGTTAATTTAAAAAATCTTCACCTTTATAATCCTTATGTTTATCAATGCCATTTGCCCATGCAATTGAAATAGGGATTGTAATTATTAAAGTGATTATTATTGCTATCATTCTGTTTCTTTTAATGCTTTATTGTATGATGTATCTTCAGATATTATATATTCATACCTCATAATTTGCAAATCTTTTATAAATGTTTCACTTTTTATTGAATCATATTTATTTTGCAATGTAGATATTGTTTTTTGTTGCTTATAAAAACCTATAAACGTTCCTGCTACAAAAGAAATAATGACTAATAATATTTTACTTTTCATTTTTAAGTTTTAATTGTTCTCTATAAAATGGCACAAAACTCATTTTACTGCCAAATTATAGTTGTTTTAGTTGTTCTCTATACCAAAAAGCTCCCTGTTCAAAATGTACTATTGGTGTTTCAGAAAAAGCACCATTATCATAATTTATAGATGCTTTCCATATTTCTTCATCTGATATTTCTTGTTGGGGAAGTTTAGGTTCATCAATATTAAAATACTTATAATTAGGATTCCTTTCCTTTTCAAGTTGTTCTTGTGGTATTTCTACAAGATTAATCTTTTTATCACCACTTCCCTTACTTACAAATGTTTCTTGATAGTATTGTTCTCCATCTTTTTTATCAAATTCAAATAAATGTGGGTTTATTTTATTTGCTAATTCTATACATTTTTTTTGCATATCATTTCTTGCGTCTATTATCTCTTGCTTGTGCATTTCTTTGGCTTTGTTCAAAATAAAACACCATGTAAATTTATCCTTTGGTGTTTCCCATAATTCATTAAATAAAAATTCTAAAGATGTCATAGTTTAAATTTTAATTGTTTTTGGTATTATTAGTAATGTTTTGTTCTTGTTTTGCAAACTGCAAACTATATCTTAATTATCAGTTTAAACCTTACATTTAAGATACAATAAGTGAGTGTGGTGCAGTGCTTTTCATTCCTGCATTCCAATCCAATGGACTGGTTCTTTCCTTGAATTAACCCTTTCACTTAATTTTATATCCTATAAACCCTGCACCAAAGATTGTTGCCAAAAATATACTTATTTCAATATTCATAAAATATAATACAACTGCAATCCATACTGAAAGGCATGTAACACAATCAAATGGCTTTAATCTTTGAAATGGCTTTAATCCAAATCCTTTCTTAATTGCATTTGGAAACCCTGCAATGTTGACAAAATAGTAACTAAATAGGAAACTTGCTAATACTTGTATCATATTTTTTAAATTCAGGTGAATAATATTCTTTGCCATCTTGATACCCTGCTTTATATCCTTTCTTATAGGCAAAATCATCATTAATTAATACTGGCTTTTGTTCATTTGTATATTCATCTATTAATCTGCTGATTCTTTGCTTTGTAAAATCATCATAGTTTTGATTGAAATACACTTCTAATGCTTTGATAAATTGTTCTTTAGATTGATTCATTGATTTGGTTTTTTAATTGTTTTTTAATGTTTGTTATTACTTGAAAAATGTGTGCTTTTGGAATACTATAAAATTTAGCAACTTCACCCATTGAACCTAATTCTACATACTTTGAAAATATAATTGATTCATGTGCTGAAATACTGTTTTCTGTTAACTTCTTATCCAGTAGTTGTTGAGCAATATCAACTGATCTAAAGTTAATTGCATGATTCTTTGTTAGATATTCTTGTAACTGGTCATCTGATAATTGCTTTCTGAACTTTCTGTAAAAATCATTGGATGTGCCTTTAGCCATATTTAACACAATCCTTAAAGCAAAATATATTAATTCATTTCTATTGCTCATTTCAATTAACTTATTGCAGTCATACTCATATAATGCAATGGCTAATTCTTGTCGCAAATCATCCTGAATTTCAATAGGTTTAATCTTACCAATCAATTCTTCAATTGCTGGATGCAAGTATATTTTTTCAATATATTCATTGCAATTATTCACAAATTAAAATTAAGATATATTTTTTAATAATTTTAAAATATCTTCAAAATTTTCACAAATTGCTATTTGACCATTCCATTTCATATGAAACTCAATTTCATCAGGTGTTAACTTCTTTTGGCTTTTTGGCTTGGAACCATCCTTTAATTCAATTAAATAGTTGATTCCTTTGTAACCTATAACCAAATCAGGAAATCCTTTACCAATTGTGTGTGTTGATGTTATGGATGCACCTGGTAACTTTCTAACCATTTCAACAATCTGCTTTTGATTTGCATCAGTTCTTTTTATCATTTCATATAATTAAAAATATGAGCGATTACATCTACTGTCCATCCATTGCCTAACATTCTATATCGTTGTGAATCAGATACATGATTGGTATAATTGTCTTTTACTGTTTGCAATCTTTCACATTCAATAGGTGTTAATCTTCTAATTCTTGAATTAATTTTAGTTAATGCATTTCCTGATAAACCATTTTCACTACCTAAACAAAGTGTTGGACTTTTGCCATTTTCTCGCCATCTGAATCCTTCATCAAATCTAAAATCACCACCTATTATTTCTACTGCATTTGTAGTTCCAGTATCTAACCAATATGTTTTACCATCATTTCTACTCAATGGGCCTGTACCACCTTTGCCAGTTGTTGAGCTTCTTGGCATTGTATTATGTACAATATATTGACCATCAGTAGGAATTTTGCTAAAATTATCAATTAAACAATTATGCTTTAATGATTCAAAATTTAAATTTTCTACTTTTCTTTCACTTTGTTGAATAGTATTAATTCTTTTTTCACTTAAAAAATATTTTTCTTCAACTTCAGATTCCAAAATATCTTTTAATAATATTCCTTTATCTTTTGGTTGTTCAATAATAGATTCTAAATCTCCAAACAATCCTGATTCTTTCATTCCTATATTTGTCCAGTATAATCTCCTACGATTTTGAGCTGATACTAAAGATGAATTTATTTCAATAGGTTTAACTCCAATGGCTTTACTTAATACTCTTTCCCACTTTTCACCCATCATTACATTTTCTAATAAAAAGTATTTAGGTTTAACTTCATTAAGCAATCGCATATATTCCCAAAACAAATATGATTGACCTTCAAATTCATATCCTTCAGATTTTAATTGCAGATAATGTTCTAATGTTAAAATTTCTTGCTCATCCTTTGTTGACATTCCTTTGCGTTTACCTGCAAAAGAAAATGATTGACATGGGGAACCACCAATTAACAAATCAATTTTTGGCAATGAATAACCATCAACATTAATAACTGAACCTAATTGATAAGTATTAGGATAGTTTGCCATTGTAACTGTTATTGCATACTTGTCAATTTCAGAAGCAAAGTAATTATCAACTTTAATTCCTATTCTTTCAAGTGCTTGTTGACCACATGACATTCCATCAAATAAACTTAATACATTCATTTTGCTGATTTTAAATAGTTAAATACTGCTATTTTCTTTGCCATGTTTTTACATACACTTATTTCATCATTTGCTTCAACACTATTCACAAAATCTCTATAATCAATCTTTGCTATTTTATCACCAAACTGCATTTTATTATACAATTCACCCTTTCTCATTTCTACTGCTTGTTTGTAAATAACTTGCTTTTCTTCTTTACTCAAATTTATTAATCCAAATTCAACCAGGTAATCATAAATATATGTAGGGATAAAATGCATTCTAACTTCTTTCTTTTGCTTCCAATCTTCAATATCTTGCAACTTTTCTTCTTGTGTAATTACTACACTTTTTTCTTGAATAGGTGCAGCAACTACTTTCTTGCTTTCTTCTTTCAACCATCTTCTATATCCACCCATGATCTGTTCAAAATATGCAATACTAAATTGATCATACACTTTCACATTATCCAAATCCAACTTTCCCTGAATGGCTAACTCAAATGCAATGTAAAGTTCATCAATTGTTTTATGTGAATAATGTTTTCTTAAATAATTAATAAAAAATTGATTTTCATACTCATTGAAATAATGCTCTTTTCTTAATCCTATTAAAACAAAGATTTTAAGCATTGTTTCCTGAATAATTATATCATTGCAATTATCAATTCTTGTTGCATTTAATGCCTTAACGATATCTGTCAAGGAATTGGTTGTAGGCATCAATGGTTCTTTCTTGGTTAGTTCTTGTTTCATTTTTTTCAAATTTTTGTTTCTTAATCCAATTTACAAAGTATTGATAAACTTTTGATTCAGATTGATAAAAATCTTCACCAACTAATTTTTCAAGTTTAAAAGTTTCCCAAAGTTTTGTAACCTGGTCTTTAGTAATTGTTTGTTGCTTTTGAATTTTTATTTGCTCAATACATGAAATAATATATTGTTCAGGTAATCCATTAAAATCATTACTTAAAAACTTTTTTCCATTATATATATTTATTTCATTTACTTTACTTTCCTTTCCTTTCCTTTCCTTTGCATTAGCATCCCCAATGGCATCCCCATTAGCCACCCCATTAGCCACCCCATTTTGCCATCTTTTTTTAGCACCTTTCTTTCCATTTTCAGATGCTATCTTTCTGATTTCCAAATGATTAATTAATCTTTGACTATAAAAACTTTCTTCAATAATTTGAAATAAATCAAAAGATTCAATGACTGCTTTTACTTTAATTTCAGAAACTTGCATCTGCATTGCCAATACTGGAATGATTTTTAATGGTAAAATTCCACCTGAATCTGCTAATGTTTCAACTAAAAACCAATAGATGCCATAACCTTCCATTCCTAATTGTTGCCTTAAAAAAAGAATTTTTACATCATTGTGTGCATTGTAATCATGTGAAAAGTAAAATGATTCCTTCATAAAAATAAGATAGCCACCTGGTACGAACAGATGGCTTTTATTTAGATTTCTCTAAAATAATCTGCAAATGGTTCGTACTTCATTTGCAGATTTATATTCACAAATATACAACTAAATTTCTGAATTGTAAGAATATTTATAATATTTATCGTGACCATAAATATCCAAATGCAATCTGTAATAAAGTTGATTGTATTCAGGAATTGTTTCACAATAAATGTCATTCTTATATAAAGCATTAATAACTGTTGTATGATCTTTGCAACTAAAATGATTAGCAATTTGTTTTAATGATAATCTTAAAGATAAATCATTTCTTAACAATGTCATTATCATAAATCTTGCTTCAACTAATTCTTGATTTCTGCTTCTACTTATAACTTTTTCATAATCTCTATGTAATATTTTGCAACATAATCTGATTATTTTTTCAGGTTTTAATAATGTTTCCCTTATTTGAAATGGATGTCTTATACATGGTTTACAATTTTTCATTACTTAATTTATTTTTATTAACCCAAAACTTATTACCACTAAAATCAGATACCAGTACCATGTTTATATTATGACTAATGACATATACTTTATCACCCTTTTTGCCATTTTGTATTTTGCTTGATGGACCTTTGCAATCTTCTTTTAAATAGTTTATTATCATTTTTGAATTGTGCATTTAACAGATGATGTACTTGATTTGCTTGGTGGATATATCTTTAAAACTTCACCATCTTCATTGATTATATCTAAACCATGAATAGGTACTGCTTTCAAAAATGTTTCTCTATTCTTAACCAATGCCTGAATGCTTTCTAAACTATTTTGCAATTCATTCCAAATAGCATCTTGACATTTTGAATAATCATATTTTACACCTACTTCTGCAAGTTCTAATTTAGTTCCTGATGCAGTTGTATATGACTTGCCATATTTAGAAACTTCATCACAAAGAAAACCAATGTAATTGCTATTCCCTTTTAATTCCTTTATAAATAATTCCATCTTTGAAATAGTATCAGCAACTTCAATTACATTTCCATTTTCCATTATGTTGCTGACCATATTGTCAGCAACTATTTTGATTTGTGTTTTAGTTAATTCACTGGTGATTTGTGGTACCATGTTAGTTAGATTTTGCTTTTAATAATGATGTTTCAACTTCTTTTGATAATCTGTATTTCTTCTTGATAATGTTAATATCTGCATCTTGTTTCTTCATGTACTCCAATGCTTTATTATATGATTCAGTACCTTTATTTAACCATTCTTGTTCAGGTTTATCAGGTGAACCATTGCCATAAGTTGCTTTGTTGCCATCATCATCATCATCAATATTTAATCCTAATATGGATGCTAAAGCATATCTTCTTTGATATGTAATTGCTGAACCTCTGCCTTGTGGATCATTCTTTACTGGTGTCATAATATAATCACTTGACAACCATTCGCCACTTTCATGCATTAACATTGTAGTCAATCCATTTTCACCATTAGGAAACTGAACATAAGATAATCCACTTTCAATTAATGGTTCTTTAATACTATCAATGATATTACTCAAAGTTGCGTAACTGCTCTTGAAGAAAGGATTTTTGGCATCCTTGCGTATTGTATCTACTTTTACAGAGAATACGATTAATGCTTTGCAAATTTCTTTGATTGATTCTGATTTGTTCATCTTGTTTAGATTGTTTTAAAAGTAAAGTAATTAGTTTTGAATGTTTTGTTTTGGATATTTTTCTTGCTAATGTCATATGATTTCTTCAAAGATTAATTCTTTTTTTTCTTGTTTACATGATTTGATTTCTGAAAATCTAATAATTGCTTTATTAAATGCTTCTTGAATAGTATCTTCAGTATCACTTCTTTCGTTACCTGCATATATGCAAGAATCAATTATCCCATCTTTATATATCATATAAAAGATAGTTCCAGCACTTGATGTTTCTTTTGTTAGTTGTAGTTTCATGTTTTGTTTTAAAGATTATGAAATTGGTAAATAAACCACATAAAAAGATATGTGATAATTGTGATAATTGCTATTGTTGTAAATTTAGATTGCTTCATTGAATTGTTGTTTTTTATATTCATATATTTCATCCCAATTAATTTTGTTAAAGATTTCATCAAGTTGACCTGGAAAGTGATGTAGGAAAACTCCAGTTAAATCTATTTCTGCTAAATCTTGCCTATCTACTGCAATGATTGATATCAATTCATTAGAAGGATAGTCAATGATTAAATCAAGATAAACTTGGTCGTGCATTACTGTTGTTGATAGTACCATGTGTTTGAAGTTTTTTGATTAAAAATGTTTTTGTTTTGTCTAAACCACCTAATGAATTAATGATTGATTCTTTTTCGTAGATGGTGATTGCTTTCTTTTTGTCTGTGATTTTTTTTCTTCCTCTTTGCATATTTTATTTAGTAGTATGTTACCAGCATTTGATTAATATGTATGCAATTTACATTGGCTATTTTATTTTACCAAATTTTTTTTATACTTTTTTAAAATTTTTTTTAAATTGTTTATATAACTCAATACTACATTGACTTATAATAATAAAATATATTTGTTTTCTGTCACAAATATTACCTAAATATGTGACAAAAAAAACCCCAATGTAGAAACATCAGGGTGAACAAAACATAAAACCAAAAACCTAATCTTCAGATTCATCATCAAATAACTCATTGTATAGATCACCAATGCATGAATCAATTATTTTAATTGCTTTTCTTTTAATTCTTTTAATTCTCATTTCATCTTGCTTACTTAGAATAGCAGTATCAATATCTTCAACTGCTGATAAACTAAAATATGCTGATGAAATATATTCAGCACAAGTTGTAAATTCAACAATCCCTTCTTCAAGAATTTCTTCTGCAACTGGTTCTTCTTCTATAAATAGTTTTACTTCTTCATTTTCCATTACTTAGATTTTAGTTGTAATAAATCAGGCCTTTCCATGTCTAACTTGTTAATATTAATTTTATTAATCCTAATGCTGTTTTTCTTCCTTAATTCCTTTCCAATTGATTCAAGTAAGGTAATTGCTTCACTTGGATGTAATTGGCTTAAAATGGCTTTAATTTGCTCTTTCATGTTTTATAAAATTTTACCTTTGAATATTCTTTTATTGTGAAACTTATAATCCTTTCCATTTTCATCCAATTCAACCATTGCAAAACCATGATTCCATTTATTCAATGGCATATATGCAGGATTCAATTCAGATAGACAACCAATACTCCAGGTTGTTGTTATCTTGCCATCCATATCACATTCAGTATGTTCACTTGTTTGATGATTATGTCCCTGAAATGCTGAAACCTTTCCTCTTAGATATAAACCCCTTGCAATGTTTACTGGTGCAGAAATTCCACCTTTATATTCATGACCATGCAAACCATTCAAATCATTCAACTTCATATATTGATTGGATGTTATTACATCAATTCCCTTTTCCCTTGCTTTTATAATATTGCTAAATTCAAATTCTTCAACTCCAATCAATTCACCTGCCTTCTGCATTAAAAAATGCTCATATCTTGCTTCATGGTTACCTATCTTAAAAAATATCTTGCATTTCAATACTGTATCAAGTATTTCAAAAAATCTTTTTAATGAATCTAATTCATATTTGAAATCTCTTTTCTTTGGATCCTTAAGATAATTGCTTAATTGGTGGCAATCAATAGTATCACCATTTAACAATACTGCATCAACTTTATTTTCTTTTAAATAGGTCAATGCTTCTGTTAATGCGTCTAAATTATGATATGGTAAATGTATATCAGATAGGATTCCAACTTTCTTATATCCTTTAATTATGAAAGGATGATAAATAGTTTCATCTGAATTTGGTAAGTTGTATGGATTGGATGGTCTATTCTCTCTGTAAAATTCTGAATACTTATTTTTTAATTCATTCCTTTTTTGAATGCCATTCTTACCTTCAATGGTTCTTAATGCAGTTCTTACATTTTCAACACTATTGAACAATAGATTGTTTTCATTGTAAATTATCCTTGCTAATTTAGCAGTAGGCATTTCAGGATGTTTTGTTCTGTAATCCTTAACAAGATCAATTTTTTTCATAGTATAGATTTGATTCAGTTTTTCTTCTATCAACTAATCCTTTTAGCACTTTTCCATTTGCAGTTATGTATTTAGTTTCAAACCAATTTCTTATTTCTGCTTCTGTCGCTTTGTTATTAATTAATTTGAATAATGTATCTGAACCACCACTATTCCATGTATGTGAAACTAATGCATCAAATTGATTTTGATTAATTTCAACCTTTATCTTTTTGTTAACAATATTAGCAAATTTAGGTAATAAATTGAATAAAAGTTTTTCTGCTCTATCTTGACTTATTACATCACCTAATTTTACCTTACTTCCATCTTCATAGAATGTATTGCCATAACCTATTGTCCATAACCCTGCTGGGCATTTATATGCCTTTAATTGGCATCCCTCATATATCTTGATTAAATCTATACACTTTTTACTTGGTACCATATAATCTAATTGCAATGCTTATGAGCAACATTATGAATAAAGCAATGGCTATTTTAAACCATACATCATAAAGATTCTTGTACTTTTCTTTTTCTTTTATTGACCTGTCAAGTTTTACTTGATAACTGAAAACCTTTGCACTATCAGTAACTATCTTGATAATGGTTGGTGGATATTTGTAAATAATCTTCTTAATAAAACTTTTACTTTCTTTAAGTTTAGTTTTGTATATAGTATCATTCTTTGTAATTGTATCTAATTTAAAATCATAAAAACTATCTACTGAATTTATGAAATCTGTAAAGTTAATTGTATCAATTTTGTAAACTACTGGAAACTTATCAGCACATTTATTTGCTAATAATTCAGGATATTTATCTTCTATTTTGTCTATTTTCATCTTCGCCTTCTGCATAGTAAAGCAAGATGATAGAACAAAGCAAAGTAAAAACAATAAGTATTTCATTCATATTATTTTGAATCTTCTGTATAATAACCCTTCAATGCAATTAATACTGCAGCAATTAACTTTAATGTTGTTGGTGCATCTAAATGATAACCACTACCTGATAGAATTGGTTCAACTGCAATCAATACTGATAATAATAATCCAATTATTGTTGTCTTTAAATTTTTCATAAATTTATTTTTCAAGGTTTGTTAATCTAATTTCATGATCCCTAACATTGTCTTTCAGTGTATCAATATCTTTTTTAGCACTTGTTGAATCAATCATTATCTGTCTGATTTCATCAATCAACTTTTCAATCTTATCATACATTGCTTTACCCATGAATGACAATAAAGCAATTAAAAAACTTAAAAGAATATTAGTTACCATCACTTATATAATTTAAATATTGTCTTAATTCAGGAATTTCACAATCTGCAATCTCAAACAATTCAGGATGTTCAATAATAGATGGATGTTCTTCTAATGGCTTATTCCAATCATCTGTTACAACAATTGTATATGGTGTTAATATTACACTATCTATTTGTCTTATATGCTTCATAATAATTAATTTGTAAAATAAGATATAGTTGCCCAAACATATTTACCTGAACCTGATGTTCCTCTATCAACAACAACTTCATATCCAGTCGCAGTTCCTTTTATATAACATACAGATGAACCAGTTGTACCTGCTACTATTGATGTAATGACATTACCAAAGTAACCTGCGCCAAATCCAAATATATCTGATGTACTTGTATATCCTGATGGTGCTATTGGTGTAGGCATTGTTGCCATTAAAGGAATTGCAATTCTTGTGTTACTTGAACCCTGATTAGTATAAATCATTGTGATTCTCAAAGTAACTACTTTACCAACTTGTGTATATGAAAATACTGCATTGGTTAAAGTTGTAGGTGCAGTTCCACCTGACCATGTAGGTGTACCAGTATAAGTTCCTGATGTATCTTTAAAAGTGTTAGCAGTTGCATTTGCAGTTGCAGTTGTATTATTTGCTTGAAATGTATAAGATGCTAAACTTTTGCTTTGCAAAGTTGATGTATCTGTTATTGCTAATTTATTATTTATTCTTGTACTTAAAGTTGATGTATCACTTTTTCTTAAATAAGGATTTAACATTGTATTTGTATCTGCAATATTTAATTTTAAATTTATTCTATTGCTCAATGTAGCAGTATCAGTTTTTCTTAAATACTTAGAAAGCATATTTGATGTATCAGAAATATTTAATTTTAAATCAATTCTTGCACTTAAAGTTGATGTATCACTTTTTGCAAGTTTTGTATTTATGCCTGAATAAATGTTTGTTCTTGATGAATCACTTCTATATTTAGTATAATAAATAGTAGAATCAGATGGCTTTAAATATCTATTGCCAATTACATTTAATGGTGTAACTGCTTTCCATAATGAATCTGTTCTTGTAAAAAATAGCAATGTAGAATCAGCAGGTGTAGTAGCAAGTTGCACATCTGAAAGTTCATCTAATTGCCAACCATTTTCAATCTTTAATTCAATGGTGCCTAATGTTGGATGTGCTCTTGTTATTGTTCCAATCTTAACTATATGATAAGGTGCTAATGGTTTTGTAGTTGTAATTCCACCAGGTATTGTTGGACTTAAATAAACTATTTGACCATCTGTATAACTTGATGTAGGTAAATTTAAATCAGTAATAGTTCCTGCCTGAACAACTATTCCACTATTAGATGTTGTAATATCATTTTGTACTAATGCAAATGTACTATAACTATTAACTTCAGTATTTGCTTGTGCCAAAGCAATAGTTGGTAAGTTACTTGAATGCCTGCCATTTATATAAATTACACTACCTTTTGTAATTGTAGAACCAGTATTATTATAAACTTCTGTAATTAATCTTTTAGCATTTATTGTTGAAGATAATGTAATATTTGTTTGTGTAATTCCTTTGAAAATAGTAATTGTAGAATCATTAAACTTAGTAATATTACTTACAAATTTATTAGTAGTATCTACTATTGCTAATTTACTATCAATTCTATTACTCAAAGAAGTTGTATCAGTAGAACCACCACCACCACTAACTTGACTCCATGCACTTGTTTTTGGATTATAAAAATAGAATCTTCCATTTGTAGAATCTATTGCTATTGCACCTTTATTAGTTTTATTGCTTTTTAATGTAGGTGTGCCATTAAATGTTGGCAATTGCAATGTAGAATCAGTATTAAATCTTGGTGCAGAATAACCATATTGTGGCATAATCTGATACACTTGTCCAAAACTGACTTGTCCAATAATGACAAATAAAATAGTTATTAATTTTCTCATAATGTTGGTACATCACAAGCACCATAATCTGATGCTATTGTTATATTAAAGTTTAATGTTACTCCAGTTAAATAATCTTCAAATTTTTCTTCTACCTTATCCCATCTGATTGTTGTATCAACAGAATATCTTTGAAATCCTTGTCTTAATATGCTCACAAAATCATTTGCTATTCCTAACATATCACTTGTTACATCCCTTTCAAATTCATTATCAACTCCACTTTTATCTAAAAACCATATACTTAAATTGTAAACTAATTCTCTACCTGCATTTAATGAACCACTTCTTACATCAAAAGATGCATTAGGAAATTCAGGTTGATTTGTCCAGAATAACCAATTTGCTGGTTCGTTGGGAATCACACTTTTTAACATCTTGTGATTTCCCAATATTGTTTCCAACTCTGTTATGATTTGGTTGTATGTCATTAAATTTTGCTTTTACTTTTTCTATGTACTCTTTTTTGTAAGTTTTCATTTATTGATATAAGAATGTAAACAATTCACCTGCTACTGCTACATCACCAGTTGGCAATGTTACTAATGCATTATTGATTTGTATGAACCCAGTATCAGATGTTGGACTTGTTGTAATTGTCTTTACCAAACCACTTCTTGTTGCCATGATTGTTGTTCTTGATGATAGTGCAGTTACATTGAATGTAGTTTCACCACCAACTGCAGTATAATATGCCATTTTTGAAACTCCTACTCCACCACCATAACTTGAAACTAAACCATAAACATTTGGTGGTGTTGAATTGCCTAAATAAATAGGGCAAGTATAACCTTTTCTTTCAGGAAATATTACATCTAATGCACCTGAATTATTGTAGTATTCATAGAATAAAATATAATTCTGTTGCAAGTATTTAATCAATCTTGTCTTGTAAAATTCTGCCATTGAAAGATAATTAGCAGCAATCAATTCTAAATCACTTCTGCTTGGTGTGTTACTTTCTTCAGCAGTTTTTTGTAAAAAACCTTTACTGAATAATTGATAACCCATTCCAATAGGTAACATTGACATAGTGTACCAAATAACTGCATCAGTAATATAATCATTTATCAATGCACTTTCATACACATTTAGATTATCTGCATCAATACCTGATAATAATCTATTGTATAAAGTAGAACCTAATGTTGGTTGAATGTTCATATCACTTGCAACCTTAATCATTGGGAATAATTGCTTGTCATCTATTGCAGATGAAGCACCAGTTCTTTGCTTAAAAGTTTCAGCAGATATGAAAAGTATATTTTTACTCATTTTATTTTTCAGTTACAAGATTTTGAAACCATTCATGTCTACATTGAATTGAATGTTCGCCATTTGGCATTGTCCACCATCCACCAACTCTCGTTAATACATCATAACCCAATCTCATTGATATGTTTTGAATATCTGTCATTGACCAATACTTCCCTGCACTACCTTTATGAGCAGACATTTCATACATTCTTTGACAAAACTTTCTTGATGTATTTATATTTCTATTTGAAACTATATCTCTCCATTCATAAGTATATCTTATAAATACTGCCTTTCCACTTTTAATTCCTAACTCACTCAATGGCTTTAAAACCTTTGTTTCTATAATTGTATCATTACCTACCTTAACTAATTTTGTTGCCAAAATATTGGCATCTATTAACCCTGCAATGATGTTATTTACCTTTGGTACTTCTAAATCTAATTGCTTTGCTATTTCTTCACTTGTTAGATTCTTATTATCAGTTAAAAGTTTAATAACTTTTGCTTCATCTTCATTCACATCAGCAAAACTATCTGCTAATCTTATTCTTTGTTGAATATCATATTTTGAAGAATCTTCACCACAATTTGCAAACTCATTTATCAATCTTTCTTCATCATCCATTGAAAATTGCTGAATCTCATTTTCAGTTAATGGATTATCATCTATTCCTAAAAAAGTATTTATATCAGCATCAGTAAAACCAAAACCATTCTTTAACATTAATGATGCTTGTTGCTTGTTAATCTTACCAGTTGAAAATTGTCTTACAATTCTCATTACATTTTGATATTGCCTACCTGATAAATTCTTTATAGCATCATTTGTTTCCATTTTAGCAGGTACTTCACTTTGTACTGCTACAACTCCATCACTTGTAACTTGACCTGATTGTAAAGGTTCTTTACCCATTAATTGCCTGATCTCATTTT